GCGCAACGCGCCGATCCGTACCCGGCACGCCGATGCGTGGCTCGTGACATTCGACGCCCGCCGGTCCGCGTCCCGCGCGAAGGAGGGAGCATGATCCGCTTCCTCATGAAACGTCGCATGTCAGATCATAACGAGAACCTTGATCGGTCCTGCTTTTTCACGATAGACGGAGACCTCGTCGAACTCGAACGTCAACTTCGATTGAGCGGTCGTGGTCCGATGGGATTCGACTACTGCGAACTGGTCGGCGTCGAACTCATCGACGACAAACCGAAGGAGGGAGGATGACCACCTACGTCGTCAAGGTCTCATGCTCCGACTGCACGGGCATCGACGACATGGGATGCGGCGACGGTGAGCCGTGGTATCTGACCGGCGAAGACTTCATGGTGCGCAAGTTCGACACACGAGAGGCCGCGGAAGCCGCCGGTTGGAAGTGCGTGAGCGACGTTGGCCCGTGGGAGTTTGAAGTCGAGGAGTCAGAATCATGACTACCTACCAGAAAGGCCACGAACCGGCGGGAGCGCCGGTGACGTGGGAGCGCGACAAGAACTACGACAGCGTCTATGTCGTCACGCTCGGGTACGACGCCGCAGATTGTCCTTCCGAAATCGAAGTGCATGACGTGTGCTACGCCGACGCGATCTGCGCCGCCTTCCACGCCGCCGTCGAATGGCGGAAGCTGGCGGAGGAGGCGCGTGGATACGTCTCCGACTACTCCATGTCGGTTTATGGGAAAAACTGGCTCGCCCGCTTCGACGCCATGAAGGAGACCTTCGGTGAATGACAAGCCGTTTGCGGAACTGCGCACGGTCGAAGGCGTCGTTTTCGATCTGCCGCAGCAGCATCGTCCGCGACTCAAAGAGATTTGGGTGGCTGGAATCAGGATGTTTCAAGGCTTCACGCCGAAGGCCCAAGAGAACGTCGATCACATCAACGCCGCCGTCTCCGCCCTCGTCGCCGCGGCGCGGAAGGAGGAGCGGGAGCGGTGCGCGAAGTTGGCGGACCCGTGCTTCCCTGTGCTCGCCGCGGCTATCCGCGCGCTCGGAGAATGACGTGTACTACGAAGAACAGATCATCGACGGCGTGCTGTGCTGGCGTAGCAATCCGCGCGACTCATGGACTCCGTGTACGGCGAAGGACTTGACGGCCACGCTCGAAAACCTCTGCTCCCGCCTATCCCTCGCGGAGAAGGTGGTCGAGGCGGCGGGAAAGGAGAACGAACGTCTGCGCGCGTTCCTGTCGTGGGCGTGGGATCAGAAGTCGTCGCAGGTCACGTTCAGCATCGACGACGAAGCGGCTATCAATCTCGACGCGGCGGCATCGGATGCGTGGGTAGCCCTCGCCGCCTACCGGAGCGCGAAGTGAAGACGGCGGAGCGGATGCGGCGAATCAAGCGCGCGATGCGACATCTGTTCACCGATGCCAGAGGGCTTCGAGCCTACCGCATTGCGTTACTGACAAAGGAAGGTCGAGAACTCGGCGGATGGTGCGAGGAGTCTGCGGTGCGCGAGGTTGCGCGCATCATCTATCCGCCCGTCGCCCGCAAGCTCGCGAGGAGGAAGCGATGAAGACGAAGACCAAGAAGACCGTCACGGTCTACCTGATGTTCGTAATCACGAAGGAAGGCAAGGAAGGACTCGTCGCCAACAAGTCAAAGGAGCGAGTCGAGGAGGGCGCAATGGTCGCTCGTCTCGAAGGTCGCGCGCATGGTCGCATCGTCTCGGTGCGGCTGCCTCTGCCGAAGGAGAAGAAGCGATGAACCTCACGAAACAGAAACAGTACGACAAGAACATCAACGACAACGAGAAGATGTACACGGCGAACGAAGCGATCCTTGTTCGTCGATTCCTCCGCCTCGTCGCCGTCGCGGCGGCGCTAAACGCGCTTCATGAACTGATCCGTGCCGGAGTCGCCCGATGATCCAGCCCGCGAGCAAGGGGCCGTTCAAGTACACGCAGTTCGGCACCATCCACGACGACGAAGGCCGCATCGCGACGTTCGACAGTTACGACGGTACCGGCGACGACTGCCGCGCCAACGCCCGCTACTTCGCCCACGCCGCGAACGTGCTGCCGAAGTGCGTCGAGGCGATGGCGCGGTTTGCCAGTGCCTTTGACGAGATTGAGGCATATAACAAGTCGAACTCGTTTGACTTGGAGTTGAACGACAAACTGTGCGCCGAGTGCGACGCCGCGCGTTCGACCCTCAAAGCCGCCCTCGACGCGGCGCGCGGGGAGAGGTGAGACATGGCCATTCCGATCATCAGGCTTGAACTCGAACACGCGAAAGAGGCGATCCTCGTCGCGATCACCGAACGCATGGTGAAGATGGACGCCGACATCAGGACGGCCGTCGAGAACGTCTGCACGCCGCAGTTCGTCAAGGCGACGCTCGAATCCACCGTGAAGAAGGTTCTTCAAGAAGCGGTAGATGCCGAAGTCAAGGGCTTCTTCCTCTACGGAGAAGGCCGCAAGCACGTCAAGAACGCGATCAACAAGAAGCTCTCGGTCGATCCATTTGGGGACGAAGACTGATGGAATCCAAAACCTACAGCATGTCGGGATACGTCACGCTGGAAAGCCACGCCGCCGCCATCGCCCGTCTCGAAGCGGAGCGGGACGTGCAAGCCACGTTGCGACAACTCTGCGACGGGAAGATTCTGCTCCTCGAATCCCGCCTCTCCCTCGCGGAGAAGGTGTTCGAGGCGATGGAGGCGGTCGAGTGGTCGGGTCATCGTTCGTTCTGTCCTGATGGATCGGGAGCCGACGCCTGTCCTTCGTGTCACGGATACAAATCCGCAAGTCTCGACGAGTACGACATGCAATTCAAGAACGAATTTGACCGCGAGGGATTCTTCGGGCACGCCGCCGACTGCGCCCTCAAAGCCGCCCTCGACGCGGCGCGCGGGGAGAGGTGAGACATGGACAAGTTCACGGCGTTCATGGTTATCGTGGTGATCCTGCTGATCGTCGGCCTATTCTTCGGAGGATGGGTCGTCTCGAAGAACGTCTCGGTGTGGTCGCAACGCATCGAAGGCGAAGCGGAACTCGCTCGCGCAGAACAGTCGCGCAAGATCGCGATTGTCGAGGCACAGGCGAAGATGGAGTCGGCGAAGGCGCTCGCTCAGGCCGACGTTGAGCGCGCGAAGGGAGCCGCCGAAGCGAACCGCATCCTCGGCGACTCGCTCAAGGGCAACGAGGATTACTTGCGGTACCTGTGGATTCAGGGGCTAGAACACGGAGGGAACGCGCCGACCGTGATCTACGTTCCTACTGAGGCTGGATTGCCTCTGCTCGAAGCGTCGCGTCTAACGCAGAAACCGGAGCGCAAGTGACCCCCGCCGCCCGCCTCCGCGCGATGGAGGAGAAGGCGACGGGGGCGCCGTGGAAGTACAGCGGCTACTCCATCGACCAAGTAGGAGGAAAGTACGACGAGGTTGTTGCCATTGAGACGACGACCATCCCGTACATGGGCGACTCGTCGAAACTCGTACTGTCCAACGACGACGCCGCCCTGATCGTCCACCTCCGCAACCGCGCGCAGCTCTACGCGGACTTGATCGAGGCGGCGGCGGAATACATGAAGGGATGCGAACACGAAGGCAAACACGTTTACGACGGAGAGTCGTCGTTTGACGGACACTGGTACACCCAGAGTTGCGGACTGTGCGACTCGACGTTCAAGCGTCGAAAGGACGCGCTCACAGCCGCCCTCGCCGCGATCGAAGCGGCGGACAAGGAGGGGGTGTGAGGATCGGTTCTCTGTTCAGCGGCATCGGCGGACTTGAACTCGGACTTGAACGCGCCGGTGTAGGTCAAACCGTGTGGCAATGCGAGTGCGACGACTACGCGCTCGCGGTTCTCGCGAAGCACTGGCCGCACGCGCAACGGTTCCGCGACGTGCGCGCGATGGACGAATCGACTCCGCCCGTAGACGTGATTTGCGGCGGGTTCCCGTGTCAGGACATCAGCAATGCAGGACGACGCGAAGGCATTACCGGAGGGCGAAGCGGACTGTTCTTCGAGCTTATGCGGGTCGTTCGCATGGTTCGACCGCGATTCGTCGTCTTGGAAAACGTGGCAGCGTTGCTTGGACGGGGACTGGATACCGTACTCGGAGAGCTTTCCGAGAGCGGGTTTGATGCGGAATGGGATTGCGTACCCGCGTCAGCCGTCGGCGCTCCTCACCAGAGGGACCGCGTGTTCATCATCGGAGTCTTGGCCAACGCCGCACGGGATGAGCAAGGACGGACGGAGCGACGGTCCGAGCGGGAACGAACTTGGGCGTGCGGTGAATCGTTCGATGTGGCCGACGCCGTGCTCAATCGACGCGGGATCGGGACGGACGAACAAGAGTTACGGCACGAATGCGGCGGTACGTCCGTCGCTTGCGTTGGCGGTGAAGTGGGCGACTCCCACCGCGAACGTGGCCAAGAACATCGGTCCGAACATCAACTATCAGACCAGGCTGAACAAGGGCCACTTGGATGGCCAAGTTTGGGCTTCGACCGGAACGCCTGGGAGCCTGAACCCGACGTGGGTCGAGTGGCTCATGGGGTTCCCTCCAGAGTGGACCGTCTTAGATGCCTCGGCAACGCCGTCGTCCCGCAGGTTGCGGAAGTCGTCGGGCGGCGGTTGATGCAGATTGCTGGATCTCTTGCCCCCAAGGAGCCGACGTGACCGAGCCGTTTGCGAAGACGAAGCACTCCAAGGGAGTCGGACCCGGCTACGAGAACATGCAGACAGTTCTCGTCATGGTCGGAGATCGCCCGTGCGGTCAGTACCCGTGCTTCAACGACGATAAGGCGGCGAACCTGTCGCACGAACTCGCCGAAGCACTGGCCTTGCACCTCAACACCGCCGCCCGCAAGTACGCGGCGGACAAGATCAGGGAGGCGGCGGACAACCCGTTCCTATCTCTCGTGCGCAACTTCGTGCTCATCTATGCAGATCACGTCGAGCGAGGCGAGGCATGACCCGCCGCAAGGACACGCGCGGGCTTCGTTTCCCGCGGAAGGTTGCCGGCGATCCTTCGGACGTGGTCGCGGTGACGCCGCGTTTCGTCACGATCAGGACGAACATCGAAAGCGGCGTGTGGACGACTCGCCGATTCGTGCGCGCGCGCGTCGTCTTTGAGGAGTCGGACGACGGCAATAGATGGCGGCGCGCGCGAGGCGAGGCGTAGCCATGGACCGCTCCGAGTTCATCGCCGAACGCGCCGCGATCATGGAGTTCGACGCCGGACTGCCGCGCGCCGAAGCGGAACGACGGGCGGCTTTGGAGTGGTCAAAGCTCATCGAACGCGCCCGCGATCGCTTTTTCCGCTTGCGCTCTATTGGCCAGACTGTACAATCAAACTCGCCGCGGGAGTCCGCGGCATCCGGCCGCGGCGGTTCATACGCTGTCACCGTCCCGACGGCGACGACAGCAAAGCCGCCCGCCGCGACCGGCCTTTCTTCTACGGAGCGATGATGGACGACTATCGTGAGTTTCTGGCGACGAAAACGCCCGTCGTTCCCGATTGCGGGTTTGAGTTCTTGTCCGACCTCGCCGGGCCGATGTTTCCGTTTCAGACGGAGCTTGTCCGATGGGCGATCCGTCGCGGTCGCGCGGCAATCTTCGCGAACACGGGACTCGGCAAGACGCGCATGCAACTCGCGTGGGCGGACGCGGTAGTCCGTCACACGGGAGGCCGCGTCTTGCTGCTCGCGCCGCTCGCCGTGGTCGCGCAGACGGTCGCGGAAGGTGAGGCGATCGGCGTTCGCGTGACGGCGTGTACCGACGAACTCGACGCCAAGGACGGCATCAACGCGACGAACTACGATCGCTTGCACCGTTTCTCGCCGGGCAAGTACGGCGCCGTCGTGCTCGACGAGTCGTCGTGCATCAAGCATCACGACGCCAAGACGCTCGCGACCCTGCTCGACGCCTTCGCCCGCACGCCGTACCGCCTCGCTTGCACCGCGACTCCGGCGCCGAACGACTGGACGGAACTCGGCACGCACGCGGAGTTTCTCGGAGTGTGCAAGCGGACCGAAATGCTCTCCGAATACTTCGTCCACGACGGCGGAGACACCGCGACGTGGAGGCTTAAGGGACACGCCCGCGAAGCGTTCTGGCGATGGGTTGCATCGTGGGGCGCGCTCGTCGCACATCCCGCCGATCTCGGACACGACGGCGATGGTTATGACCTGCCGACGCTCGACGTGCGCGAACACGTCGTGCCGTCCGACTTGACGCCGGGGCATCTGTTCGCGATCGAGGCCGGTACGTTGAGCGAGCGACGGTCGGCGCGGCGCGAGTCGTTGTCGAAGCGCGTCGAGACGGCGGCGGCGATCGTGAACGCTGAACCGTCCGAGCCGTGGATCGTCTGGTGCGACTTGAACGACGAAGGCGAGTCGTTGCGCAAGGCGATTCCGAACGCCGTCGAGATTCGCGGCGCTACCGACCGCTTCGAGAAAGAGCGGTCCATGCTCGACTTCGCCGCAGGGAAGATCCGCGTACTCGTCACGAAGCCGAGCATCGCCGGATTCGGCTTGAACTGGCAACACTGCGCCCGCGTCATGTTCGTCGGCGTTACCGATTCATGGGAGTCCTACTATCAGGCCGTGCGCCGTTGCTGGCGCTTCGGTCAGACGCGGCCGGTGCAAGTTCACATCGTCATCAGCGAGGCCGAAGGATCGGTACTCGCGAACCTGAAGCGCAAAGACGCCGACGCCGCTGCGATGAGCGCGGCGCTGTCGCGTGAGACGGCGGCTATCGTGCGCGCGTCGATCATGGGCGCGATCCGCACGAAGAACGTCTACGATCCTCGTTTGGAGATGGAGATTCCCACATGGCTGCGGTAGTCGATCAGACGGTTACGGACAAGTTCGCGCTGTACAACGCGGACTGCGTGGAGGTCGTGCGCGGTATGCCGACGGACTCCGTGGATTACACGGTATTCTCTCCGCCGTTTGCGTCGCTGTACACCTACTCGAATAGCGACCGCGACATGGGCAACTGCCGCGACGACGAGGAGTTCTTCGGTCAGTTTAGATTCCTCGTCGCGGACTTGCTGCGCGTGACCAAGCCGGGACGATTGCTATCGTTCCACTGCATGTTGCTGCCGACGAGCAAGGCGCACGATGGCGTCATCGGCATCCGCGACTTCCGCGGGGAACTGATCCGCACGTTCGTCGCCGCCGGATGGATTCATCACTCCGAGGTTGTCATCTGGAAAGATCCCGTGACGGCGATGCAACGAACGAAGGCTCTCGGGCTGTTGCACAAGACCGTCCGCACGAACGCGAGCATGTGCCGGCAGGGCATCCCCGACTACCTCGTGACGATGCGCAAGCCCGGAGAGTCGGCTACGCGCGTGACGCACGACGCGGATGAGTACCCGGTCGAGTGGTGGCAGCGAGTCGCGTCGCCGATATGGATGGACATCGATCCGTCCGACACGCTGCAACGCGAGTCGGCGCGCGAGGACGACGACGAGAAGCACATCTGCCCGCTGCAACTTGAGGTTATCCGCCGATGCGTCGAGCTGTGGACGAATCCGGGCGATACGGTCCTGTCGCCGTTCGCAGGGATTGGATCTGAGGGTTACGTCGCGCTTCAGAAAGGACGCCGGTTCGTCGGCGCGGAACTGAAGCGATCGTACTACGATCAGGCGCGTAAGAACCTGCAACGCGCCGTGGACGAACACTCGGAGCCGACGCTGTTCGGGGACGGATGATGCTCCCCGCCGAATACGTCACGCTGCGCGCGAGCATCAACGCGGCGGAGGATCGTCTCGAGGAGTTCGCCGAGCGCGACGACCGGGCGTCGTTCGCGTTCGAGCTTGGCCGATGGCTTTGGAACGCGGCCGGGATGTACGAACGGCTGCCGGAATGGGCGCGGACGATGGTCCGCGACGAGATCGACAAACGTTGCCTCCGTGAGTCGGAGTCGCGCGTGGTGCGCGAGGCGGATGCGGCGCGGAAGCGGGGATGGCGGGCCGGTCAGCGCGCATGATCCTACGCCCCTACCAGCAAGCCACCGCCGCCGAGTGCCTCCGCGCTCTGCGGTCGGGCGGTCGCGTCTGCCTGAGCCTGCCGACAGGCGCGGGCAAGACCGCGACCGCCTCGGCGATCGTCGCCGAGCTTGGCTTGCGGACGGTATGGGGGACGCACCGGGACGAGCTGGCGTTACAGGCGCGGGCGGCGTTGCCGAAGTGGGCGTCGGTCGTCTCGGTCGCGTGCCGCAAGATCCCGCCGGCGGACCTGCTCGTACTCGACGAGTGTCACCACGCCGTGAGTAAGTCATGGGCGCGGCACGTCGAGGCGCATACCGGGCCGGTCCTCGGACTGTCGGCGTCGCCGTTCCGGCTCGACGGGAAGGGACTCGGGACGATCTTCGACGCCGTGATCTCGGCGACATGGGCGAAGGACGCCGCGCCGGTCGCGTGGTCGTCGCGCAAAGGCTCGCTGACGCTCCAAGGCGACCTGTGCCGAGAGGGATTCCTCGTCGCACCGGATTGCTTCTCGATCCCCGGCGTGACGGTCGAAGGGTTGCACAAGCGCGCCGGCGACTACGCGCAGGACGAGTCGGCCGCGCTCATGGACAAGCCGCACGTCGTCGGGTGCGCGATCCGCGAGTACCAGACAAACGCGAACGGCACGCGGGCGGTCGCATTCTGCGTGACGGTAGACCACGCGAAGCACGTCGCGGCGGCGTTCAACGACGCCGGGATCGCCGCGGAGTGCGTGTGGGGCAACATGCCCAAGGACGACCGGCGCGCGGCGCTGGACCGCCTACGAGCGGGAACGACCCGCGTGGTGACGACGGTCGTACTGTTGACCGAGGGATGGGATCTGCCGACGCTGGAGACGGTCATCATCCTGCGGCCTACGTCGTCGCTAAACCTCCACCTGCAGATGATCGGCCGCGGGATGCGGACGGCCGAAGGAAAGCGCGGAGCGGTCGTACTTGACCACGCCGGGAACCTGAAGCGTCTCGGACTCGTGACGGAGCCGATCCCGTTTGACCTTGACGGGCGCGTAGTCCGCGAGTCGTCGGCGACGGGACTCAAGACATGCCCGGAGTGCTACCGGCTGATCCCGTCCGCGACGCCGGTTTGCCCGTGCGGGTTCGTGTTCGGCCGCGAGGTGCAAGGCGATCTGATCGTCGGCGGACTCGGCGGCGAGGAGCGGTTGGTCAAGATCGAAGGCCCGACCGTGATGCCGTTCGTCCCTGCGGCATGGGAGGCCGCTTGCGCCTCGACGACGACGATCGGACAAGCGAAGTGGCGATACAAGGAAGCGACCGGACATTGGCCGCTCGTGTCCGCGGACGGTCGGTTGCTTGATCCGATGAGCGAGGAAGGCCGCAAGCGCGCGTACTTCGAGCTGTTGGAACTGGCGACGAAGAAGGGATGGAATCTCGGCGCGGCGGCGCACAAGTACCAAGCGCGGTACGGGACGATGCCGCCGTTTGAGTGGAAGGTGAAGTACGAGGCTTGGTTGACGGAGCGGAGGGCGGCGAATGGCTGAGGCTTACTGCAAACACTGCGGATGTTTGATTGAGACCAAACGCAAAGAGTTCCTGTCGGGTCTTTGTCACTCATGCGCAATGTCGAAGCGGACCATTTACACTACGCGCAAGTGCGCAGGTTGCGACGTGATTATGGACTTGCGGTCGTTCTACAAGGCAGAGCGCAAGCGCAAGCTGTACCACGACCATGCGTGTTGGGCGCGAGCGCGAACCGCGAAGTACGAGAGCGAAACGCCCGCTGAAAAGACCTGCGTGAAGTGCGGTCGAGTGCGCAAGCGCGAAGACTTCACGGCGACCAAGTGGCGAAAGTTCAAGTCGTGTCGAGGAGTGAGAGCATGTCCACCGAATCCGCCGTCCTAACCGCCGTCCTGAAGCATCTCGGGAACCGCGAGGATTGCCGCGTGTGGCGTAATCAGACGGGCGCGTTGCCGGATGCGAGCGGGCGCGTCGTGCGGTTCGGGCTGAAGGGATCGGCGGATGTGATCGGGGTATGCCGCCGGAGAGTCATCGGCATGAGCGGGATGCTATGGCTCGACACTTCCGAGATTGCCCTGAAGGAGAAGGTCGATGGCAAATGGGTACACGCTCAGCTCAGGGATTGCGGCCAGTTCCTCGCCATCGAATGCAAGTCCTCCACCGGCCGTCAGTCGCCGGCTCAGGTAGCATTCCAGCGGATGATCGAGTCCTTCGGCGGACTCTACATCTTGGAGAACGATCCATCGTTGCCGAACGTCAGGAGGTACTTTCCGTGACCGACAAGATCCGCCCCGGAGTCCGCGCCGGAAAGCCGCTCATCGACGGCGAGGCCGCGCAAGCGATCGAAGATCTATTGAGCGACGCCAACGCGATGCCGATCGCCGGGATCATCGCCCGCGCCGACGGCAGTCTCGGCGTCTTCATCGCTACGCGCGAGCATCGCGCCGTCGAGATCGTGCTCGGATCGTTCGTCGGCGCGATGGCTCAAACCATCGGCAAGGATCGCGCTACGGAAGTCGTGCGCGACGCCTTGTACGGACCCTCAGAGAATGCCGCCGAACAGGGACTTGATCCCGTCGACCAGCCCGCCGAGTGATAGCGCCGCGCCTGCCGGATCGTTCGCGATGATCTCGCGGAGCTTCGCCCGCGACGCTTGCACCTGCGCGAGCGTCATCGGAGGCGTCGCCGCCGGCAGCGCGAACGCCGAGAAGCCCGGCGGAAGGTCGGCTGCGGCGTATGGATCGGACGCCGTCTCGAACGCCGCGAGGATGCGATCGACGATGACGGCCGGATTCGCTTGCGTGGTGTTCATTGCTTCTTCGCTCCGATGCCGACCATCTTCCGCAACGCGGCGACCTTCTTCTCGCGGGCGCTGATCTCCGTGACGTAGTCGAGTCCCGCGCCGACCGCTTCATCGGCGACGGCGAGGTTCGCATCAACGCCGAGTTCGCGCGCCTTCGCGTCGATCTCAGCGAACAGCGCCTTGAGCTTCGCGTCTCGAGCGGCGACCGCGGCGAGCAACGAGTCGGCGGTCGGTTGCGACTCCGCGCGCACCTGCGCCTCGAAGATGCCCTGAACGTGCGCCGTCTTCGCGTCCTTCAACGACTGCGACCAGAATGCGACCTGCGCCGCAAGGTTAGCCTTCGCGTTCGCGACCGCATCGCGCGCCGCTTCGAGATCGACTTGCACCTCGGCCGTAGCTTCGGGAGGAGGAGCCGGAGCGTTCGCGCAACCGGCGATGAGGACCAACGGAAACCATGAGAGCCATTGTTTGAGATTCATGCACGACCCTTAGTTGACTTTGACCGTTGCCCCTGAGCTCGAATCTCCACCGTCATCAGGCTTGGAATCCGGCGGTACGTCGGACACCCTCGGCGGATCGACCGAGAACCGTTCCAAGATCCAGAACGCCCCCGAAACGCCGCGGTTGAAGTGATCCTGCCGCCGCCAGATGCGGACGCGGTACCGCTCGCGTTGCGCTTCGTTGTTCCGCTCGTGCTCGCGTTCGCGGCGGCACTCGTAGCCGAACGTCTGCGCCCGCGTGAGCGCGACGACGGCGATGACGAGCGCGATCACGGCGAGGACGAATCCAGCGTCGAGCGTCATGCACGGCGCCCCGCCTCCTCGCGGACCGCGACGCGGACGGCGTCGGCGATGGCGCGCGGCAGATCGCGCACGGCCTCCGTCAGTCCGTCGACCGAAGTAATCATGCCCACCTGTCCCGACGCGATCTTCTCCTGCCCGTCGGCGATGCGCGAAACGACGATGCGCACAAGCCATCCGAGCAGTCCGACCGCGGCGACGACGACGAACCAGAGCAGCGCCGACGATCCATGATCGGGCGGCACGACGAGGTCTTGCAGCTTGTCCATGTACGTCTCGGATCAGTAGATCAGCCGGTAGTACACGAACAGCGAGCAGTTCGTGAGGTTCGCCGCGGTGCCGGTCTTCGTCGCGATGAACTGGATCACCTTGCCCGACGCAATGGTGGTCACGAGATCGCCCGCGTTCTGGTCGAGCGCCATCGAGTACGGCGTGTTCGCGACCGTCGCCGTGCCGCCCGTGTACGTCGAGGCGGTCAGCCTCGCGCCCGTAGGCGTCGTAGGTCCGGTTCCGGATTGCAGCGACGCGGAGTCCGTGACGTTGAGGATCTGGAACGACCAGTAGTTCGTTCCGTCCACGGCGAGCGCCGTCGAAGTCAGAAGGTAGATCGACGTGATCTGCGTGATCTGCGACGGGAGAAGGATCTGGTAAGTGATCGTCGCCGACAGAGTCACCGGGATCACTATTTGATGAGTACGCGCGGCGATGCCGTTGTTGATCGCGTTGAAAGCCGCGACCGTGGAGGCATTGTCTTGCATCGGAAAGGACGGGTATCCAGACGGCATCGTAGTCTCCTATCAGGCCGCGATCTGCCAGTTGACCTGCGCGATGATGCGCGCGGAGGAAAGCGAAGTCGGAGCGCCCGTCTTGACCGTGACGAGCCGCAGTACGTCGCCCGAAGCGATCGTGAGATTTTGATCGAGTCCGAGCGAGTACGTCGTGTTCGCCGCGATGTCCGCGCCGTTCGTGGACTTCGCCGACGACCGCAGGTTGACGCCCGCCGTCACGTTGCCGATCTGGAACGTGTAGTTGTTAGACCCGTCGCTCGCGGTCGTCGCCGTGTCGCTGATGATCTTCACGTCAGTGATGACGAACGACGACGCAGGAGCCGTGAACAAGATGTTGTTCACCGTGCCTGCGCCGATGCCGTTGATGTACACGGGCGAGCATCCGGTCGTCGCCGTGATGCCGCCGTAGGTCGCGCCGCCGTTCGGCATGAGCGTGATCCATGCCGAGTTCGTCGAGTTGCGCACCTTGAGGATCGGACTCGCCGCCGTCGTGGTATCCCACCAGAGCTGATAGGCGATCGGCGACGCGGGAGCCGCGGCACCGGCGCACACGTTCTGCGCGCAGGTGAAGTTGTTGACGGCCTTCGTCAGCAACGCGGCGTTCACCGTGTCGCCCGAAGCGATGGTTTGATAGTCGGCCATAGGTCATCTCGCGAAGTATTGCGCCGCCGCCGTGACGGTCGCATCGTCGGCTGGAGGCTCGAGAAGGTAGGACAGTTCAGTCTCGGCCAAGGACGGGTCGGCGTCGTATCGGATGTCTAGCGCATCGACGACTTCGGGAGCGAGATCCACGACACGATCGCGCAAGAGTCGCCAGTGGTCGCCGTAAGGGATCGGCATCACACGTCCTCGTAGATGAACGACGCCGCAACGCGGTGGACGACGTTCGCCAACGCGCCGGGAGAGCCGGAGTTGTTGCGGTAGCCAACGAAGAACCGTTTTCCCGCCGCCAACGAATATAGCGGCACGGAGCGCGTTCCCGTCGTGGACGCCGAGACGACGGTGTTCTCGATGCCAGTCATGCTGATGAGCGTCGTCCACACGCCGTCGGTCACGTTGTACATGCCGAAGTCGTCGCGATAGGTTCCCGCCGTCGCGCCGTTCGTCACCGTCCCGCTGATCGCCAAGACCGAAAGCGACTTGCCCGTCGGAACCGTCAGCGCGCAAGACGTATTCGTCGAGTTGACCGCCCCGCGGATCGACGTACCCGCCGCCGTCGCCGACGTCACGACGAAGTCCGTCGTCATGCGTTCCGGCTCGGATCCGCCGACGATGAGAGACGCCGTATTCAGCGCAGTAAGTCTCGGATCGTACCTGCTATGAGGCCGATTTAGCGTCACACGCACGCGAGTACCGGTCAGATTTTCGACGGTAATCGGATTGCGGAACGTCGTGTACGAACCGGCGAATCCAGATCCCATGTTCACGTCGTATTCGATCGTCGGCGTGAGCGCAGAAACAATGTCGGGAGGACCGGCTATCGTGTAGAGCGATCCCGGCATTCCGTCCACGGTATACATCGCGTTCGCGACAGTCGTATGCTCTCCGAGGTCGAATCCGTCGAGATACGGTCCGGTTCCGGCAAGCGTGGTAGACGTGGCCCACGTCGATCCGACGAGTCGGCACGCTTCCTCGACGAGCATCGCGACGTTCGCCAACGTGCCGTCGCAAGTAACACGGACTTCTTGCACATCCTTCGTAACAACCGACGTGCGATCTGGAGTTACGTAGGTTCCGGTCAGGTTCGACCCGCTGAGGGCGAGTTGCGACGCCGTGACGGTCGTGTTCGTTTTCGTTCCGGCGAAAGCCGTACCTTCCGAACCGTTGATGTCCTGCGTGTAGATGGATTCCGCCGCAACGTGCTTGACCGAAGCCGTAAGTTCCGTCTCGCTGAGCGTTCCGTTGCCGGTGATCGAGCGGACGCGGATCGTTTCGGTACCAAGGAAAGGACACGGACCGGACCACTCGTCGTTAGCGCACTTCGCGATCAAGACCGACGCCGCCCACGACGAGCCGTAGCGGATCTGGTATCCGACGACGGTCGGATCGGTCGTCGGGACGGTTCGCACCGTCAACGTGCCGATGATGATCGACGCCGTGATCGCCGCCGGAGCCGACGGAGCCGTGCGCCGACCGCGGACGTAGACGCCGACCTTCGCCGCGTCGGTCAACGACTGGTACGCGCCGTTAGGACCGCGCGTGCGGACGCAGACCTCATACGATCCAACCGCGCACGGGATCGTCAGTTCGCCGCGCGACCATCCGGCAAAGCGCCACGATCCGTTCACCGTGTCCTCGGTACGTCCGCCGAGCGTAGCGCGGTACCAGACTTCGGCCGTGTCCCACGCGTTGACCGTCTCAAACGTCACGCGGATCGCGTCGCTTACGGTGCCGTCGTTGCTGAACGCTTCGGACGACTTCGCGACGACCTTCGACGCCGACGACGGGATCGACCGCACGTTCGGCAGTTCGTCGGTGAACGTCTCGACGGTGCCCGGATCGTCGCTGTAGATCGAGTCGCTATAGAGCGAGCCGGTGAACGTGCGGACGAGATCACGATCGGTCTTGACCGACTCGATGCGGAACGGAAGCGGAGCCGTGTTCGCCGTCAGTGAAGCGATGATCCACTTCGACCCGGCCGCAGGCGTCGTGCCCCACGTCGTGCCCGCGCCGGATGAATCGACGATGCTGATCGACGATCCCGCGGCGTAGGTTCCGGCCGCGATGTAAACCGTCTCGCGATGGTCGTCCGCCGCTTCGACCTCGAGACGCACGCGCGTCGATACCGTGATCGCTCGGTCGAGCTTGACCGTCGAAGCGCCGCCGCCGAGCGTGCGGCCGGATGCTCCGATCCCGAGCAACGCGGAGTGGACATACGCCACGTCGCCCGGGAGCAGATGCAACGACTCAGGCCCGGAGACAAGCGAGAGTTGTTTGATTGCGTAGGTGGCTTTGTTGATGCCGTACTGCGCGAGCCGATACGCCTGAGCGGCGCGCGTGACGCCGGTTCCGCGGATCGCTTGCTTGGATACCGGCTCGCCGGCCGTGAGGATCGCGGAGTCGGAGAACTTGAGCGCGGTGTCGGAGTCGTAGTTGACTTCTTCGTTCGCGAACGAAACCTCGACGGCGTTCGGACGATCGCGCTTGCCGATGTAAGAGATCTGCACGTCTCGCGCGTTGCCCTGCGTGAACAGGAACGATGGAGACGCGGTTTTTTCGAGCCAGAGACGGACCTTGTTTCCGGCGATGTAGGGACGCGCCCACGCCGCGTTCATGATCTCGTTGAACGTCTCCCAACCGCTGCGCGCCGTATCCGCGACGTGATTGCACTTCGCGCGTACCTGCGTCGAGCCGCGGCCGTCGTTCACCGACGTATCGGCCAACGTCGCAAGCGCGGAGAAGTCCGAGAGCTTGATGTTGTTGAGCGTCAGCCGCCCGTTGCGGCCGAGTCCGTAGTCCTTGTTGATGAGCAGGTCAAGTCCGCACCACGCCGGGTTAGCGGTGAACGTCTCGCCGGTGCCGAACGACGGCGACGTTTCCGACACGCCGTCCCAGATGTAGACCTTGCGGCCCTCGACAAGCGACGTGACGGTCGGGATCTGACCGCCGATCTGATCCGATCCGACGATGCGCAAGCCGAGCAACGCGACGCCGGGATAGGTGAATCCCTGCGCGGTGACTTCGTTGATGCCGAGCATGAACGAGTCCGAGTACTGCCGCGGGAACGGCGCGGCTTGCGTCTGCCGCTCGACTTGGATCTCGTACACGTCGCGCGTGAGTCCGCGCTTCGAGTACTGAAAACTGATCTGCGCGTTCTTGGACGACGTGTGATTCCAAGTGTCGGTCGTCCACGTCGTCGCGCCCTTGATGCGCCAACGGACGATGAACTGCATCGTGATCGCGAACGCATCGCCCGTGTCGTCGTCAACCTCGCCGAGACCGGACGGATACGTCACGAGCGCATCAAAGCCGTCCACGACTCCCGTCGTCGTGTAGCCGAACGGGACGTACTGGAGGAGTTGCGCCGTCTGCGCGTAGGTCGTCGCCGTCTCGCTGAAACCGGGGATCATCGTTTGCCCGGTCGAGCCGAGACGTACGGACACGGCGCACGGATAGTTCCGCGCCGCTTGGCCGTTGATCTGAATGCTCGTCGGGATCGCAGGGCCGGTCAGCTCGTCAGCGTCCGCCGTGAGGCCGCCGATCGACTGGATCGGGCCGCGCGACAGGTTCAGGAGCAGATACAGGACGGCGCGGCCTTCGGAATCGACCTTCTGGACCGCGCTGATGATATTTCCGCCGACGCGGTGCGTGCCGTATACGACGGGTTGGACTGCGCCGGAGTAGGCGGTGTTCTTGATCCCGCCAAGGTCGAAGGTGGGTGAGGCGTCGTCGTTCGCCGCCTTGCTCTTAGGCGACGGCGTGAACAGCGACGACAGGAACGTGAGCGCGATGCCGAGCAGGATCGCGTTCAGGACCGGACCAAAGATCCCCGGCACCGTCGCATAAACCACCGTCTCGCCCGCGACAAGGGTCCGGTCTTCGACCTCCGCCAGAGGCCGCGGACCTTGCGCCGTGACGACGACGTTAGCCCCGACGGGAGCCGCGAGCCGGAGCGAGCATCCCGCCGGCCGCTCGATGATCTCCCGGTCGGTCGGATCGGACACGATCCGCGGAAGGTGGACGATCCGCACCGCGTCGGCAGACGCCGCAGGAGCCACGGGGATCGCCCGCGTCCCGGCATGGACGAAGTACCTGACCGGGAAGCCCGCGCGCCCCAGCGCCGCGCACGGAGCAACGGCTACACGCCCATCGGTAGAATGTAGAAACCGCTCCGACCCGAGGCAGATGCCGACGTGAGGCCCGCGCTCAGATTGCGTCAGGACGACCGCGGCCGGTTCCGGCCGGTCAACCTGCCGCCAGTTGTCCGCCTCCGTCAGCGAGACGCCGACGAGCTTGGTACCGAGGCGTCGGTACACCTCAGCGACGAGCGCCCAACAGTCGCGGCCGGCGTCCGCGCCGCACAGGTCCACCCATACGTCGGGATGGATCTCGCCAGACTCGGCCATCGGAACGCGCTTGACCAATCCGGCTACGCTCACAGTTTGGCCGGTCCCTTCGGAATCCCGGCAAAGCCGCCGAACCGCGCCGGATGGAGTTTCGCCGATCCGTTCGCCGTTTCATTAGCGCCGTGAGCGATGCAACCGTTGCCACCGTTGAGCGTAAGGTCGCACGTCGTCGTCGAGAACGACGGGTAGGTTCCCGAGATTAGGTTCGTAAGTCCCGACGTGTAGCCGCAATCCGCCGAGCCGAAAACCTTGTCGCACCGCGTTCGATGCTGCCGCCGTGCGGGAAACGTCGCGTCGAAGATGAAGTAGAGGCCGAGCACGAAGGTCGCCGTGTCAAGTGAAATTGTAACGCCTTGGACGATGAACGTCTCCGAGCGCAACGGATTCGCCGTATCTCCGCGCCACACCTGAGAGATAACGCACGTCCTGTCAAGCATCCCGCCCGACTCGAGCCGCGTAGCGACCTCGCCGCCGATGTTGCTGACCGTCACCCGGATCTCGGGCAGCGATCCGTCCCCTTCGATCGGGACTTCTTCGACCCGGAACGGGAACGGCGAGTACACGACGCCTCCGACCGTCACCGGCGCGTCGGAATCGACGACGGCGATGGAGTTCGTCCCGTCCACGTCGATCTGCGCCGTCCACAGGAACGCCGACGTTTGTCGAAGGTCGTTCTTCGCGGCGACGACGGTTGAGGCGAAGGTCTCAGGCACCGGACAAGGACTCCTGTACCTCGGCCTCAGCCGTCCATACGGCCGGGGCGACCTGCGTGATTACCGGGTCCGTCGCAAACCTGATGCGGATGCTTGCGCCCGTCTCAGGGTCGATCCACGCGAACGACGACGTTCGGCCGACGGCATCGCGCAACGTGATGAGCGTCGAGCGTTGCGACGACGACAACGCGTCCCAGTGGAATCGCCACTTGCGCCGCGGACCCGTCTGCGTCGCGACCGAGGCGACGTATCCGCCTTCATAGGGATGATCGACGACGCGCCACTGATCGGTGATCTCTTGCGCGAACGACGGTTGCACCGTCAGCGACAGCAGCGTTCCGTCATCCTCCGTGCCGACCGTGATCGGCGTGAGCGACGGCGCGGCGGTCAGCGCGGGCACGGTCGTGAACTGCGGCGACACCGCTGCCGATCCTGCGTCGAGTACGCGCAGGTTGTCGAGATACCCGACGTGCGATCCGGCGACGTTGTACACGATCCCTCCGTAGCGGTTTTCGGAGGTCATCGCCGACAGAGCCTGCCCCGTCGCCGTGTTCCACGACGCGAGCGAAGGCGTCGAGACGAACAACGGTCCCGCCCACGTCACGCCCGCATCGAGAGACTTGAACGCCGCGACCGACAAGCCAGTCGAGCCGGAGTAGATTTGCACGTCGGCGCGGATGCGCATCGACTCTCCGGCCGAGAGCGCGGTGAACGCCGCCGGCGCGAACACCGTGAAGTAGGAAGTCTCCGCGCCCGACGACAGATTGCGGACGCAGAACTGAATCTGCGACGTGCCCGCGGCGGTCTTCTCGTACACGAGGTGCAACGCGCCGCCCATGCCGCACAGTCCGAGACGCACAAGTCCCGACGGCAACGGCGACGGCATCGTCACGTCCACCTCGTAACGTATCGTGATCGGCACCGTCGTCGTGAGCGAAGGCGCGACCGCAAGCACGGCGCGGCAGTAAACCGCCGACGACGCGCACGAGATACGTTGCCCGTCCTGCGTCAACGTTCCGCCCGTCAACGTCCACGGCGGCGACGAGAGTCCGCCCGAGGAGTTGAAGTCGGCGAGTTGAAGAAGGATCGTCATCAGACGCCCAAGGCTCGACGGAGCCGGTGATCGGACCGCAACATAGCGACGACTTCCGACGCGGTTTGCTTCGGATCGCGAGCGCCGACGACGTTGATCGTCAGTCCGCCGCCGCCCTGTCCGCCGCCGTTCGGTTGTACGCGCGAGCCGCGGCCGAGAAACACGCGCTCCGGCCCGCGCTCGCCGACGTTGTAGACGCCGGATCGTTCGACGGTTCCGCCCGACGCCTTGCCGCCCGGATTGCCGAAGATGCCCGCGAAGCCGGTCGTTCCCGATCCGAAGCCGGTCACACCGAGCAACGATCCGAACACGTCGAGCAGCGATCGTTGAATGAGCAGCCTTCCGAGATCCTTCAGGATGCCGGAGACGAGTTGCGAGAACGCTTGACCTGCCTTCAGCGAACCGTCGATGAATCCCATCAACGCATCGGTCGTTTGGTTCGCGAGCGTGTCCGCGACTTCGCGCAGGCTGACGACGTAGTCGCCGAGGGAGTGCTTTTCTTTGACGAGGTTCGCCGACGATTCACGCTGAAGATGCAAGTACTTCGTCAGGACTTCGTTCGCCGCGTCGTAGGACTTCGCGAGATCCTCTTGCGCACTTGCCGCGACTCCGGCCGCTTCCGCAGCGTCCCTCAAGTCCTTAGCTGACGTTGCGAACGCGCCCGAAAGATTGGTCGGATACGTCGCGAGGTTGAGTCCTCCGGTGTCGCCTCCGAGCTTTGAGATCGTCTCCTTCAGATTCGCAAGCGATTGAACCTCGCGTTGAGTCTGAAGCAGATTGTGAAACTCAAGACTCATCGACGCGACGAAGTTCCGAACGAAGTCGGGAGCCTTCTTGAGCCATTCCGGCGACGCATTGGCAATAGCACGAATGAACGTCACGACATCGGAAAAGAAGTCGCGCACGTCGCGGAAGAAGTTGAGTATCGCTTGCTTGTTGTCGGCGAGCCAATCCGACAAACCTTCCAACCAAGATTGAAGCGGGGAGTCTGCCGCCGCACTTCCAAACACGTTCTTGAACGTCGCCGAAAGCTTCCGCTCCGCGAGCGCGATCCCGTCGATGCGCTTCTGCGTCTGCTCGTCGAAGTTAGGCACGAACTCAGTCGCGTCCTTCGACAACGCGGAGATCTCGCGCAAGCCGGCGACGAGCGCTCCGCCCGTGATGATGCCTCGCAGCGAGAAGATGCGATTGAACAACGCCGACACGGACCGGCCTACCGCGTTGAACGGAGCGAGCAGGAACCGGCCGATACGATCTCCGATTCCCTTAATCGACGCGGTAGCAACGTCGGTCACGCGGACCGCGATATCCAGCGTCGCATCAGCCACGGCGGGCTTCCTCCATCGCTTCGGATTCCAGTCGCGCGACCTCAGCCATGACGATCTCCGTCGCTTTCAGGAACGTCGCCGACTGATCCAACAAACCACCCGCGCACGGCCAAACGCCGATGCTCGTATGCCGGTACCACCGCAAAGCAATCGCTACGTCGGGAGTCCGCGCTACGATCCGACCCGGACACTCGTACAGGTCTACTTGCGTCCCAGAGATCTTCGTTCGCGCGCACGGTGCGGAGGACTTTCCTTCGCAACCGCGTGCGGCCCGTGTCGAGGGATGCAACGTGTGGCATGACGAGCAGTCTTGGACGTAGGCCCCGGTTACGAACCCGGAGCCGATGACGAGTTTTTTTCCTCGTCCTCCGTGAGCACGTTGAGCCGCAACACTTCCTTGCCGATCTCCGCGACCCATGCGGGCATGAGTCGCGCGATCGCCGCCGGCCCGCGCTTGAACGCGACCGGAGATCCCGTCGCATCGTAGAAGTCCGTCCACCCGACAAGCGCCGCTTCGCAAGCGTCGGCGTACATGCCTTCGATGTTCAGCGACCGTAGAGCAACGACGCCGTCGGGACCGGGAGCGACGACGCGCGCCGAGTCCTGAATCGCCGCCAGTTGCCGCGCGGTCAGGTGCGACAGTTTGAACCGCGTCGGCTTCGGCGTGTCGCGGTCGCACGCGAGGACGTACTCCGTCGTCGCAGAAGGATCGTAGGCGATGGGCATGAATCAGACTCCGGTGATCGTCAAGGTCGTTTCGTCGTCGCCGCTCGAGATGTTAGGAGCGAGCACGAGATCCCACGTCTGACGGCCTTCGCGGTCGCCGATCGAGAAATCCGCTTGCTGACACGCCGGAGCCGAGAACGCGAACGTCCGCAGCGCGATCGACGGCGACGACGTAGCCGGTTGAACGTAGGAGAACGCGACCGCGACCGACGTTCCGAGGTTGTGCTGACCGAGGTAGTCCTTGATGGAGATCAGGCACGCGTCGGGAGCGAAGCGCAACCGCGGCTCGCGGTTCATGATCGCGACGTGCAATCCGCCGCCCGACGACGAGATCGACTCGCGCATCGCGAGGACGTTGCCCGTGTCCCACTCGAAGTCAGGCGCGACGACCGACACCGAGTCGTAGGTCAGCGCGATGCCTTGGAAGGACGACGCGACGCCCGTCTCATGCGTCACGGCGTTCAGCGCATCCGCCGTCGGCTTGAGCGCAAACGTGTTAGCCGGAGTACCGTCCGCGTCGCCCGTCTCATGGATGCCGAAGAACTCGAACTCCCATTGCGCACGCTCGCCGATCTTGCCCATCAGCTTCGCCGTGCCCATCGCGCCGCGGATGCCGACGCGGATCGTGTTCGTCGATGCCTCGCCCGTCGTACCGAGGAACGCGTACATCGTGAGCGTAGTGTGCGCGCTCTGGTCGGTCGTCGGCGCGTAGGCTCCGGTGCCGCTGTTGAACTTCAGTCCGCACGACGACATGAAGATGCCCCATGCATCCTCCGTCGCGGTGACGGCGGTCTTGCGGAGATCCATCTTGAACGAGATGCGTCCGAACGTCGTACCCGGCGTGTGCGCAACGCGCGACAGATACCGCGAGACGGGTTGCGCCGCGTGCTTCGAGATGTCGGGAACCCACTTGATGTCGTAGACGATGAACTTCGACTTCGTTCCGTCTACGAGGTTAGCGTTGACGACCTTCGTACCCTTCGTAGCCTCCGTCGCCGCGGCGATCTCGCCGAGCCTCGAATACATGATCTCTGCGGCCATGATTACACCTTCGCCGTCGGATCGTTCCGACGAGTCTTGTAGGTCACCTTGATCGTGAACGACACGCCGAGCACCTTGTCCGCGTAGTCGGAAGGCTCGACGATCTCTGTCGCGCTATCGACGATCACGAGCGACGTGGACAGTCCGCCGAGCGTCCAATCGGCGAGCGACGTTTCAACGTCCGCGACCATCATCGCGCGCCACTGGTCAGCCGAGTACGTCGCCGCGTCGTACTGATCGAAGTACGCGCACTTGATCGTCAACGTCTTGCCGTAGGAGTCCATCGACGAATACTTGTCGAGCGCGTACTCCTCCGACTGGACGCCGAGCATCATCGACGGGTATCGCGACGACTCGGTCCATTGATGCTCGTCGCGGTAGACGACCGGCGAAACCGTCGCCCAGTAACCGACGCCTGTACCGATCGACTCGAACGCGGTCTTGATAGCCGCGACGATCTGATCACGCACCGGAGTCCCGGCGTAGTACCGGAACTGGATTGCGCCGATGTCCCATGCGTCGGAAACGGGGCGGTCGTATCCGTCGTGGTCGTTGAGCGCGTAGCCGTAGAACGGAGCCGTCGTCGGAGCGAGATTAGCGCCCGCCGACCGCAACGCGCTCGTCGATAGAGGCCGCGCGTTCGTGAAACTCGACGCCGGATCTCCGGTAAGTCCGAGCGATCCGACCGACGACGATGCGTCGTAGCCGAGCGACTGCCATCCGGCGAAGCTGTACGTCGTCGAGTCGCGCTTGAAGACCGACGCCGCATCAACGTCGTAGCGGTTGTTGTTGATGTAGACGCGCGGCGTGCGTCCGTTGCGTTGCACCTCGACGTGCTTGCCAGACGCATGGCCGCGGATGAAGGCGTTATTCTGGACGTTGAGGAAGCACTCGTCGGAACGAGCGTCCGCCGCGTAGTACGCGAGCAACGCGGGCGTCGCGTCCTGATTATTCACGACGTTGTTATGAAAGTCCGCCGATATGAGCGACCCATCGACCGAAGCACGGCCGAGCGTTACCGCCGCGAGGCCCGTCGCCGTCGCAGGCTGATTCAAGATGCAGTTGCGGATGACCCAGTAGAGGCGCTCCTGCACGGAGCCGTGCGTCTCCTCCCACATCTCGAGGGCGATGCAGTTCTCGGTCGCGTTTTTGATCCGCACGCCGTCGATCAGCGACGGGGCGCCGAAGTTGATCGCCTGAATCCCGTTGATGCAGCCATCGACCTCGGAGTCGCGGAACGTGATCTGGCCCGCGAAGTCGTGGCAGGTCAGGAAATCTCCGGAGTTGCCGTCGATCGGCGTCGCGGTGCCGGTGCCGATGTTCGTTCCGGTGATGCGCTCGACGATCGCGCCAAACGACGACCCTACGAGAGAGACGCCGTCGTTGCGGATCTTGTCCATCGTCACGTCGGCGATGTAGATACCGGCATTCTGTTGGTTCGATCCCGCCGAGTATCCGAACGCCGTGTTGATCGTCGATCCAGAGAACGACGCCGTGATAGCGTCGTATCCGGTGTTCGAGATGTTCACGCGCTCGATGCGCAACGGCGACGCTCGCTCCGGGTACGCGAACGACTTGACCGCGATGCCGGGCGCGTAGGCGACCGCGCCTCCATTGATGATCAGGTCTTCGACCCACACCGCAAGCGACGAGTCGAAGTCAAGCGCACCGACTCCGATTGATCCAGCAGTGATCGCGATCGTCGGATTCCCGGCCGCTGAGTTTCCGTAAGGACGCACGCGCAGGAACTGTGCGGGATGACCCTGCGACGGCAGCATGATCGACGTCGTGAACGTCGATCCGTAGCGCAGCCGCACGCCGCGGATCGCGAACGGATTAGCGGCCGCGAACGTCGAGAGCTTGCTGGCCGTCTTCCACGCCGTCGCTTCGGACGTGCCAGCCGCCGCGTCGTCGCCGTTGACGGAGTCGAGCCAATATTCGCCCGTCGTCACGCCGCAAGCTCCTGCACGATCAACGACGCCTCGTAGTCCGTCTTCGTGTTCTGCCGCATCGACAACGTGCCCGGCATCGGACGGACGTAACTCATCGTCGTGTTCATCCACGTCGGCGGAGACATCGCTCCCGCTCCGCCCTTCGACGCGAAGACCCACGCGCGGATCTCGTACCAGTCCTCAGGACTGATCGCGCGCCAATCGCATTGGAACTGCTTAAGCGCGATCGGAGACGTGACGGCGGATCGCGTTACCGCGAAGTCTGGATATTCGACCGATCGCACGTTGAACGCGACCGTCTCCGCGTGAGTGAACGACGGCTCAGGAAGGTTCACCGCCGGAACCGAAGCGACGACGTTGAGCGTCGTCGTCGTGATGTCCGCCGCCGCCGTCGCGCGGCTCGTCTGCCATCCGAGATCGCCGAACACGATGCGATAGCCGTTGTCGTTTTGCGATCCTTGGATCGTTTGCACGAGGTTGAACCGCAACCGCGTGGACGATGAATCAAGCGACAACGCCGAGACGAACGGCACCGGACCCTTCGTCGTGTGATACAGGTACAGATCCGCTCCGTCCGCACGCGAGCGCTTCGCATCGACGAGCGCCGCATGGTCGAAGCCCGCAGGCCACTCCGCGAACTCGACGACGCCGGAAACCACGTCGAAGCCGCTCGTCTCCGAGATGCTCAGCGAGATCTCAGCCACTGAGAGCCTCTTGAATACCGTTGCGGATCGCGCGGTTGAACGTCGTCTTGAACGCCCGGAAGTGCTTGCGGAACTCGAGCCGCGGCGGGATGTATACCTTGCGCACCTTCTTCCAACCGTAGTCGCCTCCGCGCGGTCCGAGCAAGTGGAAGATCAGCCACGGCTTTCCGTGGATTGTCTTGCCGTACTCGTGAACGCGAGCCTTCATGTTCTCCTTGCCGCCGTCAAGCCAACCGACATGCAATGCCGCGCGGTCAAGGCGGTCGCCGGTGACCTTCACCTTCAACGCGTCTCGCAACGCGCCCGTCCGCTTGTACAGTCCGACCGTGCCCTTGCGCCCGCTAAGCCGCGCGGACGCGAACTCGCGGCGAAACTGATTCCCGGACTTCTCCATCTGCGCACGCACGGCCGGGAACATGCGTCCCGCCTTGCGCGCCATCGCAATCTGAAACGGCGTCAGCTTCACGTCGAACTTGATGTCCTGCGTCGGCACGTCAAAGCTCCGCAGGATTGATGTACGCGTCGAGGATCGCCGTCACTTCCGGCAACAGCCCGACCGCGTTGATCGCGAGCGACGTAGGACCGCCGACCGAACTCGTACCGATCGCGTCCTTCCGCTTGTACTGGTGGCAAACCTGCATGTCGCAAGCGAGAGCGATGTCGGGATACGCCGCGATCAGCGCCGCCGCGCTCGACGCCATGCCGCCCGTGTAGACGACCTTCAGCGACGCCGGTTGTACCGTCGAATACTGATTCATGAACGACGCGCCGGATCGGGCGCGCAACAGCGACGACTCGTCGTAGACCGGCGAGTAAAGGTCGTCAGTCGTCGTCAACGCCGTGTCCGATCCCCACGTCTGCGCCGGATCGAAGTTCGCCGAAGTCCACGCCGTAACCGGGTACGCAGCCAATCGCCACACGCGTTGTCCCGGCTCAACGTCGAGGTACTCGGTCACCGATCCCGCGTACATCGTCCGTCCGAGGTATTGCTCGATCTGCGCCGAGACGGACGTGATCAGCGTGCCGATGAACGAATCCTCCGACGTGCCGACGGACGTAGCCCCGGCCTTGAGCCGTTGCGCTACGCGCGCCGTCGTAGTTAGATCGAGGATCGTCACGCGGGCACGATGTCCACGAGAACGAAACCATCGAGCACGCCTGCCGTCGCTCCGCCGCCGATGACGAGTTCCTCACCTGCGACCAACGTCGCGAGCCAAGGCACGCCCTGCCATTGAGCATGGCCGCGCACCTGAGCGCCGACGCCGGCCGCAAGGATCGCCGGGATGCGGTCCGCGTAGTACACGCCCGTCGATGACCCCTTGAGTTGCAACGGGCAAACGGCCGTGTTCCCGGTGACCGTCAGCGAGAACGCCTTGATGCGCATCCGGTCCGTAGCCGCCACCGCCAGCGTCGAAGCCGTCGATACGTCGCCGGTGAACGTCTCCGCGATGAACGTGATGAGCGTCCCTTGCGGCGTGGTGATCTTTGCTTGAGCCATCGTGTTTCCCCTGAAAGCGCGGGAGCCGAAACCCCCGCGCCGTGCCGCGCGTCACACCATCGTGACGAACGTGTCGTAGTTGCTCGACGAAAGCGTCACGTCGGTCGAGAAAGCGACCAGCGCGCCCGCGTTGTTCAGCGGACCCGTCGCGCCCGTGTTCGCCGTGCCCGCGATCGTCAGCACCGCGCGGATGTACCGCTTGCGGCCGATGAGCTTCAGCGGGATGCAAACCGTCTTCGCGTTCTGGCCGCCCGTGTCGAGCGTCAAAGCCGAAGTCGTCGCGCTCGTGATGTCCGTAAACGACGAGTTGTCCGACGACTCCTGAAGCTTGAACGTCGCCGTTCCGCTCGTGCCAGTCGTCGTCGTGCCGAACGAGTAGAAGAACGCCAAGGTATGGAACCCCAGCGTGTCGATGCTGATGCCGTTGCTCGACGCGGTCTGCGAT